ATGTCGAAGCGCTTGGCCAAGAGTCTCGATTTGAGTTTGTGGAAAATTGGAAGGCGGGATCATGAGTTTACAGACACCTACCACAAAAGATATCAGCGACAACATAATCGCGCAGCTAGAAGCGTCACTCAATCAATCAATACCGTTGTTGCCTAAAGCATTCTTACGAGTCTTAGCTAAAGCACTCGGGGGCGTTTTCATCCTACTGTATAAATATGCAGGCTTTATGTTTTTACAAATGTTTGTGCAAACGGCCAGTATCAGCGAAACCACAATAAACGGCACTCTACTTAGTCCGCTAACACAATGGGGGCGATTAATAGGCATAGGCGATCCGGTTGCCGCAACTAACGCCGAGCTACTAATCGACATAACGGTCGACACTCAAACAGGGACACTGCCTTCCGGCTCTCAGTTAGTTAATTCCGCTAATGGTGTGACGTATATTACAATCGGCGCGGTGAATTTAGATTCGGGCACGGTTCAAGCCACCATACGCGCAGTTTCGGATCAGCAAGGCGGCGGCGGTGCGGGTGTTATTGGCAATCTAGAAGTTGCGGACGTGGTCAGCTTTGCCAACCCGCTAGCAAATGTTAATCGCAATGCAGTTGTAGACTCTCAGACAGTCACAGGCGCGAACGCAGAGTCGACGGAAGCCTATCGCCAGCGCATTATAGATAAGTTCCAGAAACGACCGCAGGGCGGCGCGTATGCGGATTACGAGCAATGGGGCGAAGAGGTAGTCGGGATCATAAACGTGTATCCGTACACGGGCGACCCTGGCGAAGTCGATCTGTATTCAGAGGCAACGGTCGCTAGCTCGGGTTCGGCGGATGGAGTACCTACAGCACCCCAGTTGTTAGCGGTGCTTAATTCTGTGAATTTTGATCAAGATGGTTTAGCAACACGGCGCCCGGTAAATGCTTTCGTCAACAGCAACGCGATAACCCGCTCAGGTTTTAACGTTGAAATCGACGGGATCGTGGTTGACGACCTGGCAGCGGTTCAAGCGGCTATCACTACCGCCATAACTCAGTACTTTTTAGACCGCGAGCCCTATATCATCGGCTTAAGTATACCACCGCGCCGCGACCGAATAACTCAAGGCGCCGTCATTAGCATTGTTGACAGTATTGTGAGCGCATCGGGCGGCATATTTAGCACGGCGACCATCGAAGAAGCGGACACAACGCCCGTCACTACTTACGAGTTAGGTATCGGAGAAAAAGCGAAAGCGGCTACTATAGGGTTCATATAATGTTCTTGCGCATATTTCAGCATTTATTACCCAACGCTAGGGCGTGGCGCTTAACTGTAGATAAACAACTACGTCAATTTTTCCAAGGACTAACGGGACTTAGCGCCGATATTAAAGCATTTGTGGACTTAGTCTGGTTAGATATATACCCGCAAACAACCCGAGAGCTAGACGCGTGGGAAAAACAGTTCGGTCTACCAGCAACCACATTAACAACGCAAGAACGCCGGGACCGTTTAGACGCTACCTGGAAAGCATTAGGCGGGCAATCGCCCCGATACATACAAGATTCGCTGCAGTCGGCTGGATTTGACGTTTACGTTCATGAATGGTGGGCCTTTTCGTATATCCTCGAATGTGGTGAACCGTTGGCGGAATGTGGTGAACCGTTGGCGGAATGTGGGAACAGATCCGAGACCGCACCATCGTCTAGTCCAACCGCCCGCGATCCGTTCGATGTGTTAACGGATGGCACCATCGCATTCGGGTATTACTTAAACAGCGGGGGTTCTGTGGCGATAAGCGGCGGGGTTCAAGCAATCAGCGGCGCGGCGACGGGTGTTTCGGGGGGGCTATTAGTCAATAAACCTGTTAATGTAGCGTATGAGATCCCGACTGACGAGGACCATTGGCGCTACATATTGTATCTGGGTGGCCAAGCGTACGGGCAGAAAACAATAATTGACTTGGCTCGCAAAGACGAATTCGAGGCGCTTTGCCTCAAGCTATGCCCTGCCCAGCAGTGGATCGGTTTAATAGTGGAGTACAGCTAAATGGCTATAAACATAAACGACACGTATGCGAACAGTATCGCAGCGGACGCAGATTACCCATACGGATCTGCTAAAAATGAAACATCGCCGGGAGACTTAGACGGGACGCCGCTAGAAAAAGCGGGATTTGATGATCTATACGGCTTAATGCAATCACTATTGGCGGGCGCGGGCCTTGTCCCGAACGGCAACCCAGACACGGTTTTAGCGCCTCAATACCTAGCGTCAATTTTTAATTTACGTTGGTATAGTCGCGTCGATTTTGTGGTTGGCTCTAAAGTTGTGGGTTCTAATGGCGTGACGTATGTATGCGCCCAAGCAAATGGCCCCGATAGCACGATACAAGACCCAGTTACAGAAACAGCGCCGCGTGCTGTATGGCTAACCGAAGCGGCGACTATGTTTGATCTGCTTAATCCTGTCGGCGCTCTTTACTTTTCGCATAATTCTGATAGCCCGGCAGACCTTTACGGCGTTGGAACGTGGCTTCGAATTAAGGGCCGCTTTATAGTTGGCTTAGACGAGGCCGACACAGATTTCGACACAGTCGGCGAAACAGGCGGAACAAAGACCCACAACCATGGGAATGATTTAGCGGTTGCAGAGCACGCGCTGACCACTGCCGAGATACCCAGCCATTCACACACGGAAACGTCGTTTGAAAGCGGGGCGCTAGATGGCACATTAGACACAGTGCTCGACGGGGATTCTGAGTTCGTAGTGGGTAACACGGGAACCACGGGCGGCGGCGATGGCCACAATCACGATATATCAGGGGGCGTAAGTGACAGAGAGTTGCTACCCCCTTATCAAGTTGAATACATTTGGCGGAGAACAGCATAATGGCCATAAAACCAGATTCATTATTCGTTGGAAAAATAGCGGCGGCTAGCACGGATTATCCGCTCGGGTCAGCCCGCAACGTAACCACATCGGGGGACGGGAGAGGGACGCCGTTTATAGCGGACTTAGTTAACGATACATTTGGATTTCAACAGGCAATACTTGCCGAAGCAGGGATAACGCCAAGTCAGACGCCCGATACAGCCGTCGATTCACAGTATTTAGGATCACTCAGAGCTTTGCTAGCGCCGTTCATCGCTTCAACTACCGCTTTGATTTCGGGCGCCTCGGACAGTCTACCCGTTGGCACGGTTGTTGTCACCGGGGGGTACACATCACCAGGAGACGGAGGTGGCGCGCAATGGGTTAAAACAGCCACTACAGGTACAGCGAGTCAAAGCCCTACTCAATTAGTAGATGGTTTGTTGAATGATGCAAGCGGTAACCAATGGGGATTAGTAACTTCGGGTGATGCAAATGTTTTATTTTTTGGATTGGTGGGCGATGGGGTTGCAGATGATATTTTACCTTTAGATGCGGCTACAGCTTACGCAGGAACATTTACTAGACCTAAAACTGTCCTTATCCCATCTAATCTAAAGTGTGGGATCTCCGCTGAGTGGTTAATACCTGCAAATATACCAGTACTAGCGCAAGGCTCAAGGCTTGTTGACTTAAACGGATTAACTAAATCTTTTATCGGTACTCATGTTGCTGCTGGCGCAGGAGCTAAGAAAGTTTTTGGAGACTTAGTTGGGTTTAGTTCTGCGCTTTATGTAGAATCAAATGCAAGTAATATCGAGTTTGAAACAATTAATGAATGTACAGATGGGGTTGTAATTGCTGCAATAACAGGGAGCAACTTAGACAATAAGGTTACAGGAATACAGATAGGTAATTGCACAAGCGGTATAAAATTCTTGCAGGATGGAAAAAGAACTCAGCAAGGTAATGAAATACGAGTTAATTTTGTAAGTAATACTTTAAATTGTTTAGTCTTTTCTGATGGAGGAACTCATATAGAAGCTTCTGACTGGGATTCTAACTACGTAGAAACTATTGCGGTTGACCCCTTTTATTTAGTCGGTGCTACAATGGTAAAAAACGAAACAGCGTATGGAGTTAGTAACATAACGCACAAAGTATTATCCTGGGCTGGAGGGTGGAATTTAGACGACAACACAATGACTTTATTAGAAGGTGGGTTTTTGTCTAGCAACTTTGAATGGTCTTTTGCTGCTGCTATTAAATCAAACATGTTTGACAATAAAAATTATAGCTCTTGTACATTTAAACTATTGCGAAGAGGATTTTTTTCTACAGCAATTTCAGCATCTAACACTGCAAGTTTAGCATCGTTTAATTCTGGATTAGAACTTACAACTAATCAAAATTTAATAGAAATCACAGTAGGCGTCACATTAGCTCAAGGGCAGACAGGAGTTGCATTTATACATCATGCACTGTCGTCAGGAAGTCAAAACGGAGGGAATTTTAAATCATCAGTAGTTGGTTCAAGCCCCATAATGTGCGTAGCTGAGCAAGTGACAACGGAGCAATCTGGCTTAGTTAGATTGCATTACACTAATCTATCTTCTAGTAATTTAGTCTCGGGCGCAACTTTCACAGTTAGCTTGAATTCCGGTGACTAGCAAAGCAGTATAATGTAAAAAAATAATGAGGTATTTATGCGCGTAAAAACTGAGTCAGCTAAGGGCCAAATTAGCGGGGGGCACTGACCATGAAGAACGAGATACTTAACGAGATAATTAGGATCGAAGGCGGCTATGTTAAAAATCCTAACGATTCCGGCGGCGAGACAAACTTCGGTATAACTTCGGCCGTCGCTCGCGCCTACGGATACCATGGGGCCATGCGCTCACTACCTCGCTATGTGGCTTTTAGTATTTACGAGACACAATACTGGGACGCGGTGCAGGGCGACTATTTATCTAAGTTATCAGAAGCGATAACCGAAGAGGTCGTCGACACAGGCGTTAATATGGGCGTAAATCGCACGGGTTTATTTCTGCAGCGTTCGCTAAACGTGCTAAACAATCGCGAGGGTTTATATCGTGATCTTAAAGTTGACGGTATTATCGGCCTGGCCACAATTAGCGCGTTAACTCGATACCTAGAGCAACGCGACGAGAGGGCGCTAGTTAGGGCACTTAACTGCTTACAAGGGGCGTTCTACATAGAGTTAGCAGAACGCCGCGAGAAAGACGAAACTTTCGTTTATGGCTGGTTCAAAAATAGGATTAAAATATGAGATGGTTAATATTGTTTTTGGGTTTTTATGTGTTCGCCACTGTAGTTTGTTGTATTGTTTTGGCGGTCGCTTGGTTGGGGCAAGTAACAGGCGTTTTTAGCTGGGCCTTAGCAAACTATGATTTTATAGGGGGTGCTTTTGTTTTTGCGATAGCGGTGTCTTTCTTTATTAAGAAGGTGACGAAGTGATAGGTTTTATTAAAAGTTTCATTAGTGGGGGTGCTGTTAAATCCATTGAAAATATAGCGTCTGAATGGATAGAAACGGACAAAGAGAGCGCCGAGGCGAAGGTGCTAATGGTCAAAACATTAGACCCCAATGGACTTATGAGGCGCGAACTATCAAGAC